GACAGCTGCCAAACCGTTTGCAGGTGTAGAACCTACGAATGGGTTTGATGCCATGCCATAACGCGTTTTGAACCCGATTTTTGGCTGGAAGCTGTCTTCCGCTACTGCACGGACCATTGTCAATGGAACGTATGGGCAATAGAACAGACCTGCGTCATATGCGTTAGTACCTTTGTAACCTACAGTTACGAAGTCACGAGTTGCATATGGGTCAATGTATACACGGGTGCGACCGTTCAGAACACCAGCAAATGTGTTGCCTGTGTCGTCTACGTTCAAGTTTGTGCTCATTGCAGGTGAGTAGTCCAACATGCCTGAAGCAGCAAGAGCACTTGCAACATCTGAAGAACAGATGATGAAGTTACCTTTACCACGACGTGTTTCTTTTGCAATTACGTTTGCTTCACGCTCGATTTGTACGATCAGACCTTTGAACTTTTCAACTGACCAACGACCATCAGCATCTGTTGACAAGTCAAAGATACCGTTTACAGCTGTTGACGATTGGAGAGCACCAGTTTTAGCTTGTGAGTTGATTGTACGAATTACTTCGCGGTTGATCTCTGCCAAGATCTCTGTTGACAGAATGTTTGCCAATTCTGTCTCAGCGTCCAGACCGTGGATCGCTTTGAGGTCTTGTGCGAGTTCCATTGAGTACTCAGCTTTGAGTGCACGTGACTTCGCAGTCACAGTTGCTTTCTCAATGGTGAAACCCATTTCAGCAAATGCTGACTCACCAGTCGTTCCCAACTGTTCTGCGTTTGCTGTGGACATACCACCACCTGCAAGAGCAGTTACACGAGCATCGTCTGCAGTTGAGTCTGAGTCGAGGTTTGCTGCGCTGAGACCGGCTGGATCTGCAGGCTGTGAACTGAAGCTAGAGTCACCAGCGAAGCCTGTGATTGCTTCGTTGAACAGTGCCTCATTGCCGCTTGTTGCGCCACCACGAGTTGTTTTGTAGGTTGACTTCATTGCAAAGATCAAACCAGTTGGTCCTGACATTGGCTGAACACCACATACGTCATATGCCATCATGTTTGGCATTGCACGACGAACGAGTGAGATCAATACTGGATCCCAGTTAGCAACGTTTGCTGTGTTGTTGGCTGGTGCATCTTCTGACAAGAAGTTATACTGAGAACGCTCTTCGCGAAGTGCTCTCTCTTGGTTTTCCAACACAGCAGCTGTAACAGCTTTACGGTGATGGTCTTTAATTTGACCCGCTGACTCTTCATTAAGTACTGGGGCCCACTTTTCGATCAAACGATCATAGCTTTCCATTTGTGGAGCTCCTTATTTTTGTGACGTTTTACGAAGTGCATTGATGTATGTTGCCATTGAAGAATTTTCTTCAATTACTTCTGGCTCATCTGTGTCATCAATCTCTTCGGTTACGGTTTGAGTAGATTTCTTTGAGAAGTATGATTCTTTGATAGTAGCAACTTTAGAAGCAAATGTTTCTTCGTTACCAAAATCTACATCTTCGCAAAGTTTAGCTAGCTTTTCTGCTTGCGTGTCTGCAAGGTCTTTTGAAGCTTCAGCAATAATTGCTGCACGCTTGTAACCTTCCAGTTGTTCTGCAAGCTCCATAGCTTTGGCTTGTGCTGCATTCGCTTGCTCTTCGAGCTCTTCGTTTGCAGTTGCCAATTCGTCTACTAGGTCTACTTTGGATTCTGGAACCTCAATGTATGATTCTACAAAGAGATCTTTCAATGATCCCATGAAGTTCTCTGCAATTTCTGTACGTAAGCCAGATTGGATTGCAAGTTTGTTTTCTTCCATCCACTGCTCAACCACGTAGTTAAGATATGAATCAACCTTTTCTACAAGATCCTCTTTAGTACGAGTGATTTCTTCTTGTAGTTCAGCTTGATATTCTGCTTCAAGACGATCTACTTCTTCAGACAGCTTTGACTTAATAGCTGCTTCGAAGATTACAGCGGCTTTCTCCTTGAAACCCTCTGAGAGAGTTGCTTCGGATTCTACCAGTGCATCTAGATCATCTGAGAAGTCTGCGTCAATGTCTACAGACTCTTGCTGAGGTGCCTTTGCAGGTACACCTTGAGCTGCTGGCTCATCTTTTACATTTTTGTCTCCTTTGCGAGCAGGCGCTTTTTTAGTAGCGTTGCCAGCTTTGTCGACAGATGCAACAGATGCTGCTTCAGCATTCTTTGGATCGTGAGCTTCTTCGATTTCCTCGTCGAGCTCGACATCCTGGTCTTCGATTTGATCAGTCATGTTTGACTCCTTACACTTTAGAATTTACTAACGAGAGGAAATTTTTAAACTCACGAACTTGAGTCTCATAGAGATCAGCGCGTGGAGCTTTTTTAATTTCAGTCTCCATTTTTTCAATAACTTGAGGTTCAATAACGCCGTTGTTCCAAACCCAGTCTACACCTTCCATTATTCCATTTACAAAAGCTGTTGGTGCAGATGGATCTTGCACGATGTCAACTGTATTTAACATAAAGTCATCTTTGACATACATGGCGCCGTTACGTTGCTCAAGACTTCCCATACCACGAGTTGAGACACCCAACCGTACTCCGCCATCTAACAGACCTTTCACAATCTGTCCATTTGGAGTATCCAATATGCGTGCCTTTCCAATCACATCATTACCTTTCATTTCTAATGATTCGATAAGATGCGAAACTTTATCTAAGTTAACAGTTGGACCATCTGGATGGTTTAGCTCTCCAACTGCTCTCTTAGTTTTAACCTGTTCTTCGACATATTTGTTAACGGCTTTTTCCATAACCCGTTTTTCGTAAATACGTCCATTTCTGTTCTTCGTTTCTGATTGCGCAAACACACCTTCAATGAAGTGGTTCTTGCCACCACCTTCTCTTGCTTCAGACAGAAACTCGATGTTGTTTTCGTTATATTCTGCAATCAGTTTCATGTTTAACCCTTGTATTGTTTTACAAATTCTTTGGCCATTCTTTCAGCTTGTTGCTGACTCTTATATGCATCAAGCCTATCACCATCAATGTATACAACAAACCCTGCCTTTTCTTTATGAATCATAACTGGAATACGGTCTATTTTTTTACTAAAGACCATTTCACCTGATGGGTGTCTCCCAAGTTTTTCTTTTAATTCTCCAAAAGTCAGAGTCATTTAATTACCTTAGATTTATTTATAAAAATTTAATTTTCGTCGTCTTCAAATTCATATTCTGTCAATTCTTCGTCTTCTAAATCTTCTTCAGCCGTTGTATCAATTGTCTCAGGCTCGTCATCTTCAATACTTTCATCTTCAATATCTAATTCGAGTTGCTCATCTTCAGGATCTTCTTCTGTTCCATTAAATATAGTTTGAGCTATAGAAATTTTCTCTTGATCTAAAGCAGCAGCTTGTTTCTGAGCCAACATGTCATTTAACATAGCGTTAGCTTTTGTCATTTCACCTGATTGAATATGATTAATCATATCACTGATTTCCATTATTTTCTCCATCTGTTTGATCGGCAGGATTTTCTACTTCACCTGATGCCATTTCATCTTGAATTTGTTCTTTCATTTTTTCAATTTCCTCATCATCTAGCATAAGTACATTTTTCATTACCCATTCTTTTGAATAGAATTCACCAACATATTGTTGGATCATATCCATTGTCTGTAAACGCTCACGCATGATTTCTGTATCACGCATTTCTGTAAAATGGTTGTCTCTAATAAAGTCAACCATAATATCATTCTTCCAATTGTCCCAATCTTCTTGAGTTACAATTCCTTTAAGAATAAGCTGCTTACTCAAAGTATTGAGGAACAGTGTGGAGAATCTACGACGAAGTCTGTCAATAAACTTCTGGAACTTTATTTCATCTCTGTTAATTTCAGTTGTGCGACCTAAAGAGAATTGCTGCTCTTGTTCTAATCTATTGATAGGAACATTTAATGAACGATACATTCTCTTTTGGAAGTATATAATATCGTCAATTTGTCCTAGATTTTCACCACCTGGTAGTGTTGAGATCTCAGTGCCCCTGCCACCTTCTCTACGTGGTAACCAGAAGTCTTCAAGCATTGACATGTGTTTTCTATCATCACGGATTGCACCAGTACTAGCATCATAGACAAGTTTGTTACGATACTTAGTCTGAATGTTTTTCATATATTCTTCAGCCTTACCACGTGGCAAGTTACCAATATCAATGTAGAATATACGTCTCTCTGGAGCACGAGCAAGTCTGTAGATGACCAGCGAATCTTCCATCATACGAAGCTGATTGATTGGCTTCATAGCTTTGTGAAGATGTGATACTACTTTCTTACGACTTTCGTCTAGTAGACCAGATGTGACATAGCTAACAGAATCAAGAGTAAGTTTTACACCAGAAGCCTGTTGACCTGGTTTCTCTTCGTATATAAAAAACTCATCGACATTTTCAATAATCTTGGCGCCTGTTACAGGATCCTTCTTAGACTTTACCTGTTTAACTTTTCTAATTTTAGCAGCATCGATAGCTCGTATCTCTTGGATACCTTCTTTAGGATTGTCTTCATTAACAACTAAGTGATGGACCATTCTGCCGTCAATGTAGTATCGCTTGAACATATCATGACCATGATCATTAAAGTTCAACATAGAAACAATGTGTTCAAATTCTTGTTTAATTGATTTTTCTATCTGTTCGCTTACACCCTCAACCTGATCCATATTTAATGATAGGGAAGATTTAAGCTCAGAAGTGCTGATAGCTTCATTTACTATTTCTTCAATAGCAGCGTCAACTTCTGGATGCATAGACAATCCACGATACCTACGTATCATTTGGACATTGTCTTTAGCGTAGTCGTTATTATCTATATCTATGTAATGACCGTAATGAGCTCCTGCAGCAGTAACGTAACCAGCACCATCCTCATCAGTAGGAGGAACAATGGACTGTAGCTTTTCTTTTGCTAAGTCTCTCTTACGTTTTATCTCAAAACCAAATAATGTAATGCCGTTTTGTTCAGCCATTGGAATACCTTTTTATAAAATAAGAAGGGCCAGGCTATGGCCCTTCTCTTATTTATACACTATTAAGAAGTAGTGTTTGATTCCCAGTATTGTACTTGGAACTCAACAGAGAACCTCTCAATTTCATCATTTGCTCCGTAAGATAGATCGATAGGAGTAATTGCTGTGGGGAAACAACCTCTAAAATTGTAAGTCTTTAGAACTGTTTCATCTTTATCCAGTTGCTCAACAATAAGATCTGCTTCGTACTCAGTAGGAGATGTTAGACCGGTATTTGCAGAGTGTGCATTGATACCATTCATCCATCTTTCCATTGAGTTACGAATTTTGAAATCCGTATCGTTAATAATGGTAGGTGACCAAGTATCAAACGTACGATCCCCCGCCATCTTTAATTGTCTACCACGGAACGGGACTGTTATCAATCCCACGTTAGAGCCAGGCAACTGAGCTGCCTCGCACAAGAATGATGTGATTTCTACATCGCCTTCAGCATAAGCTGGAAAGTTGATTGTCGCTTTGAAAAGATTCG